TTATCTTTTACGACGTTCTTTTCTGTCTCTTGATTCCCAATTCCAGTGTGAATCTATATTTAAGGCTCCGAGTATTTCACCAAGCATACCAATAGTTACATGCTCTTCTTTGCAAGCATCAGCTACTTCAAGGCAATAGTTTGATTCAGGTTTCGCCATGTAAATCATAGTCCCTGCGCCAATGTGTTCATTTCTAGTTAAGAAATCAGTAAGACTGTAGCGGTAACAATCCGAAGCAAGGATCAATATGTCTCCACCTCTTACGCGCGTAACTCTATAGATATAGTCCGATGGGTCTGTAACTCTTTCCCACGACGCAACGTTAGAATGGTTGTTTAAAGCTCTTTCCCAGAATGGCAGGATTGAAGAATGTAGATCTTTTCCCATTTAAATTACCTGTTCCAAATTTTTAATTTTGCTCTTGAAAGAAAGGAAACTTTCTTTCTCAATTTCACTAAATACAGAAAGATGCAAACTTTCACCTTTCTCGGTTTTACACTTATCCACAATACCTTTGAGTTGATTTGCCACTTCTTTGATGCCTACAAAAGTAGATGAGTTGGTTTTTATTAAAATATCTATATCATGATAATTTTCGTTGTACAAAAAGCTACCAAACAGATACACACTTTCCAAATCCAACCCTGAGAGCTCACTCTGTAACCAACCAGACAATTTTTCTTTTCTACGTAGATGAGCTTTACTTACTTTCTTATAGCTATAAATTAGGTCAGCAAACTCTTGTGGAAACTGGTGGTTGGAATAATCAATGCCGCCATTTTCAACATGAACTTTAAAGTGCTCAATATGTGATTTCATTTTGTCGATAATGCGTTTTTCTACAGGTGTGAATCTCTTTATAGTGCTGATTATTTGATAGATTTTCGCATTATTGGGTAAAATAATCTCTAATTTAGCATTGTTCCACACAGAAAACTCCATACGCAGTTCTTCTTGATTGTGCTGAGATGAATTAGGACCACATTCTTTAAATACGCGCTCATTCTCTTCTATTAATTTTATTAATGTTGGTGTGGCTTTCTTTAGAGAAGCAAACTGCTTGCAACTTTTATCACCTTGCTCAAGATGGGCTTTGTAGAACAGCCAAAGTGAAACAAGCACAAACAACACTCCTACGTAGAAAACTGTAGTACTCGCTCCATCAGACAGTTGCACTTTAAGCACAAAGTCACGTGTAATCAGCTCCAAAGATAACAAAAGCTCAATTAAAAGATTTTTTCCAATTAAAGTCGCCCCTAGGGTAAATGTTAACAGTATAATTTTGTTAACATAATTCGGGTTCAATACATTGTTCAGCTTTGTTAGTAGGATTTGCTTCAAAACTAAATCTTGGGACATCTAAACCTCTAATAAAAACTAACGCCGCGTTAAGGTGTGAGTAACGCAACACCACAGCCTCAATATTGCGCCTTAAACACGATGCTCAACGCAAAGTGAAAATGCCACGCGTTACGAATCACTCTTAAACGCTTTGTTAGCATTTGGGCTCATACGCAGTGCACTAGCCTTGAATTCAGGTCGTTTCGCAACTACTAATACACGCCAGAACTCATGGATTGTATATAACACGATTAAGCCGACCATCCACCAAACAACGCTTTTAACAGTTAAATCAAACGCATAAGTTAAGAAAGATACTATATATAAAATTGATGTGTTCGACATGCCCTGTAAAACAAACCAGTCCGCCATTGTTCCTAAGTGCCCCGCTGGGTAATACTTAAAATGCACTAAGACTGCATCCGAAACCCAAGTTACAATAAACAGAAACAGGAAACTGGGTGATGCAATGGATATAGACAGTATAATTAACTTAATTGTATCCAACTGAATAAAAATTGGTTTATTCAACTTATAAATTAGTAAAAATGCTGGTGCGATAAAAGATACGAAAAACACAGAAATGATAACTACAGCATTCGTATCCAAACTTTTCAAATCATCTACAATACTCATTTATTTCCTCATGAATGCTAACAGTCTCTTTTAATTTGGCCTAATCTGTATAAGCTCAGAACAAAATACAGACAGTGTCTATCTAATACACCATACCAAACTGGCCACATACGCTTTAGTAGTTTCATGTTTCAAAGCTGACAAATGAAACGCATCAACAGTATCAGACGAGTGAGTCTTTTGGTGTGATCGATTTGGGTTTTATCACCATAATTACGCATCAATGTGCATTCGTTTGGTTGATCAGATTATGAGCATCAAGAAAGAGGGTAAACAGTAGGTCACTGCCAGATCTGGTCTGAATTCATACAGATAAACAAAAACCCGCCAATGGGCGGGCTGATATTCAATTTAAGTAATTGATTTATATTGCTTGTATAAATTTAATGACCACATTTTGTCCTCAGGTGTGGTTCTAATAGCTCCAGCCTAAGTTTCCGACATCCAGATTTAGATCGGTTCCTTTGTCGCTCTTTGCCTTGTCCACCGTCACCGGTTTGTCTGACTTAATTGTCAGTGCGACTTCCGATCGGCTGTTCAACGTCTGGCTCTTGATTGGCTGATAGGGATTGTTCGGTTTGGCAGCCGATAGGCCGCTGCTTTGTCCGTCAGTATAGGCTTTGGTGCGGTCTGTTTGGTTGCGGGTTTCGTTGGTTACAATTCCCAGCGTGGCGTTCTTGTCTTTGATACTGTCGAGTTTGTTCGCCAGGTTATCGACTTCTGTGCCGGCATCGTCCAAACCAGTTTTCCAGCCGTCAGGAATGAGAGAGTCCGGCAGCAGGTTGATGAGCTTCTTAATCCCGTCCCACAGTCCGCTGAATTGATCCTTCACCCAGTTGACAACTTTGTCTAAGCCGATGAACTTATCCACCAGATAGGTAATGGCAATAATTGCGGCACCAATCGCCGTGACCATCATGCCAATCGGGTTGGCCATGATCACCGCATTGAGGCCAATCAGCGCCACTTTGGCGATCGCCAACATGGTGATAATGCCTTTGAAGTTCTGCGTAACAAAAATCAGCCCTTTACCCAAGAACTCCAGCGCCTGATACAGCCCGTTGACGGTCTGAATCACTTTGTCCATAAACTCGGTGCGCCACTGGGTGTTTTTGAATTTCTCCGAGAACTCGGTAAACAGCCTGGTAGCTTTCTCCATAATCGGCGCCAGCGCGGCAAACTTAATCGAGCGCAGGCTTTCTGAAATGCGCTGCACTGCGTCGTTGTACGCTTCGGCTTTTGCCGCATCTTCGGCGGTAGCACCACCACCCAAATCGTTGAATTCCTGACGCGCAGCAGTCAGCCCCTGCGTGCCTTCTCGCAGCATGATGAGCATTTCCCGCCCGCTGTCACCAAAGGCGGCATCCGCAAACGCCATCTGCTCCTGCGCGGTTTTAAGTTTAGAGAAAGACTCCAGCAGCATCTGATAGGCTTCCTGCGTATCTTTCGCGCCCTGTAAATCGCGGAACGCGGCGTTCTTACTCTTTTTCAGATAACTGCCCAGTGCGCCCGCTCCGGTGGTTTGGAGTACACCCAGACGACGGGTAAAGCGGGTCATCGAGGCCGACAGCGCATCGGCGCTCACGCCCGCGTGTTCGGCCTGCGATTGCATGGCCTGCAGTTCGCCGATCGGCAGATTGAGGTTGGCGGATTTCTTGGCAAGTTTGTCCATCTCTGCCGCGCTGCTGTTCACCTCGGCTGCCAGTCCGGCCAGGCTGAAACCTCCGAGCAGGGCGGTCCCTTTCCCGAGTGCGGAACCAGCCACATTGGGCAGGCGGATCATGCTATTGAGTTTTTGCAGAGGGGTCACCGCGAGCCGAAATCGATTGTACCTTTTTGTCAGCTTGTCAATTTCCGCGCCGTGCTTTTTGTAGCGACTTTCCAGCCGCTTGTTCTCGCCATCGAGGTCGTGCACTTTGACGCCTGTCTTTTTCAGCTCACCACCCAATTTGACCAGGTGTGTTTTGTACTGGTCCTGCTGCTGTGTGAGCTTATCGACCCGCTGCTGCTGTTTGGCAATTTTCTCAGTGAGGGCGGCGGTCGGTTTACCCGCTGCTGCCGCGTTGGCTTGCAGCTCCCGAAGTTTTTCACTGGCCGATGCCATCGCAAGCGCATTCTGGCTCATCGCCTTTTTGGTGTTTTTGAATGAGCCAATCATGCCGATCGCGGCCGAGTCATCCGCCTGCGCTTTCTGAATCTTTTTGATGGCTTTGGCGTAGTGGTCGGAATCACTCGCCATGCCTTTGAGTGGCGCGGACACTTTGTCTTTCAGTCCCATCACCACGGAGAGGTTCATCTTCATCCGGATGTCCTTCATACAAAAAAGAGAGCTAATCGCTCTCTTGTGTTTCGGTTCGTTGCCGTGCCAGCTCGCGGAACAGTAATAAATCGTCGTAGCTGAGGGCGTCTATTTCGCTCGGCGGCCAGTGAAAAGCCATGGCGATGTCGGCGTAGTAGTCCTCAACCCGGTTTATCAGAGTTCCGTATTCACGAAAAAAGAGGCGATGGTGGTCAAAAGTGGCGCCCAGTTCTCCGGTGGCAGGTTCAGCACATCGCGCTCAGTCAGAGACGAAATGCGCGGCAGCAGGATTTCGCCGGCCTCAAATTTCATCTCACACACATCAATCAGGCTGAGCCCGCGCAGGTTGCCTGAATGCGGTTTGCGAATGTCCACCGTGTTGATTTCCACGCCATCTTTCACGATAGGGGTGGCCAGTGTGGCCGTTTTCACTTCAGCCTGATTGTTAATCGGAGTTGCCATAACCGAGTTCTTCCTTCAGTTCGTTGAGCCGGGTCTTGCGACCGCCTTTGTTCGGGTCGAGTTTCATCACCGCATCAAACAGCGCGTACGCTTTCTCTGTGTCGCCGTCTGCGTCATACCAGTCACCTGCCAGACGGAACATCTTCACTTTGAGCGGCGCGTTGGTGGCGAGGTTTCCGGCCTGCAAATCGGTGACAGCCTGGAGCAGGTAGTCGCGGTTAAACGCCAGCTTCTCTTTCGAGGCACTGTGCGAGTACTGAAACACGATGTCGCAGAACGCGGTCTGGCCGTTTGACTTCCAGCTGTCCGGCGTTTCCAGTCCCATGTCGATGGCCGCCCGGAAGCTGTCGTGTACCGTCGTCAGTTGGCCTAAATCGACCTGCCACTGATAGAACCACCACACCACATCGAGATTGCCGAGGTCGGTATGAGTAGTGAGAAGCTTCTCAACCAGCGGCTGGTATTTCTTCACCAGCTCGGCTTTGTACGGGTCTTTTTCCTGAGAGCCGGCCAGAGTGCGCAGGAACGCCAAATCCTGTTTAAGCATGGCCTGCGTTTCTTCCCACGGTTTGTCGGCCAGCGTCGGGCGGGCGCTTTTGCCCGTCGCTACGGGTTGCGCCACGGCTGGCAGCGGATTGGCCTGAGCCGCCTTTTGTTGCTGAGCCTGACGTTTTAACAAGATCGATAGCATGTCACGCTCCTTATTGCGAAATGAGCTCGTAGCCGTTGAACAGCACTTCCAGCTGGCCGTCTTTGACGTTCAGCGTAAGCGGGTCCACCGTCCAGGCATCCGTGAGGGTGTAAACTTTGCCGCTGTTGAGTTCAAGGGTGATGTTTTCATCCACGAACGCTTTGATGGCGTCTTCATCGGTCGCTTTGGCATGCACGATGGTGGCTTTGATGTAGGGCGCGCCGTCGTACACTTCGCTGTGTCCCAGCACGCCGTCATCGCCCATGACCGCTTCACGCTTGAGGTTACCAAACCCGATTTCTGCGCCTTCTTTAATGGGCAGGCGGCCCAGAGAGCCGGCGTTCAGCACGGCGCGGCTGGTGATTGTGGTTCCCATGGCTTACTTCCTGAATTGAATTTTGCCGGCAACGATGATCAATCCGTTCACGAACTGCGGTGAGTCCTGATAGTTGATCCGCTGCTTGTTGGTGTCATCGAGCTCAACAATGAGCGACTTCTTGTAGCCGTCGAAGTCCTGCACGATGCCGTTGTATTCCAGCTCTTTGTACAGCGCCAGCAGCTCGGTTTTGAACATACTGGGCGTGACAATCGCCTGTCCCGGCGCAAAGCGGGTGCCGTCTTTGGCCACTTTGAAACGGGCGTATTTGCTTAAGATGCGCGAGCGTTGTTTCTGACGAAAATACATCGCCGTAGCCGGCGTCATGATGTCGAGGTAGCTGTTGTCGGCGATGCCTGATGCGTTTTCGGTGTAAGCGGTGACCGCGCGCTCCACCTGCACCTCTTTGGTGGAGGTGACGACGTACGTGCCCATCCCTTCATGGAGCAGCAGATTACGCTCGGCCCAGTCAAACTCGGTGTCCGCAACGGAGTAGACGCCGTTCATCTTGAGTGTTTGCAGCGGGCGGCACGGGTCGTTAGCCAGTGACGGCGCAATTTGTCCCGCCCAGGCACCGATCGCCGCTGCATCCGACAGGGCTTCATTGGCAGAGTTACCGAGCGCATTCACCGGCATAAAGCTGATCAGCGGGCAGTTGCTTTTATTGGCAAAGGTAATCAGCTCCGCATGGGTGCCTTTTTTCGGGATATAAGCCACACCTGGGATCTGCTGCAGCGCCTGATAACGTTTCTCCAGAAACTCGCCCAAGTCGCGGATGGTGGTGTCATCATTGAGCGAGCAGAGGATGTGGTGGTACTGCACATCACCCAGAGCCGCCAGTGCTGACATGGTATCGGCCGCGTCCACGCTGATGGCGTAGACGGGCATGCTTTCATCCTGCTTGCGAAAGTAGGTCACCATGTCGACGATGTCTGAAGCGCCGAACTGCACCTGCGCTTTGGTTTCATCCATACACAATACGACGGTGTTGGGCGCCACCGAGGCACCCGCAACCGCGTTGCCGATCACTAGGCACAGTTGCTGGTCTTCCGCACTGTTGGCCAGGCTGTTGTCGATTTCGACATACATGCCGGGCACATAAGCGCTGGCCGGAACTTCTGAGAAGCTGATGCTCATTGGCCGTTCTCCTTATTCGTTGCCGTTTTCGTGGTGACGAGCACGACGGATTTATCTTTAATGCGACGCAGCCAATAAGGGTTACGCGGCTTCTCTTCGCCCGCGGTCTTTAACGGCTCGCGGGTATCCGGGTCACGAACCAGTAACCCTTTTTGTGGTTTGACTTTGATGGTTTGCATTTAACTTTCCACGTCAGTTGTAAAGTGCTCGGCCGCCATGGCGAGCAGCTCGCGTTCGATCTCCGGCGTCCAGCCGATGAAGGTACGTCGGGGCATCTGATAGTTCTGCTTGACCCGCCGCCCGCCTTGCCAGCGTCCGGTCCTGCTGTCGAAGAAGCCATTCACGCGGGTGGTAAACGAGAGCTGGCTGCCTTGATTGTGTTCCTGGCCGATGCGCCCGGCGACGCCCGCAAGACCCACTTCAAAATGGTGTTCATCGGCCTGCGTGCGCAGGGATTTCGACAGGCCCATCAACATGTTCTTGTTGTTGACGGTATGGCGTGACGTCCCGTCCCGCAGACTCACTTTTTTGCGGCCCGTGCGGCTCTGGTACGGGTTATTCTCAATGTCCCGCTGCGCCCGGATTTGAGCGCGGAAGAACTGGCGCGCGCGATTGGCCATGCGCCGGTTCAAATCCAGTTTGTCAGTGGCGGTCAGCACCAGACGCTCGACCACCTGAGTGAGCTGCTCCGGTGTTTTCAGTGTGAGTTCGTTCATGGCAAGTCATCCAGATGGCCGACAAACAGCACCAGTTCGTTCAGGTCGTCTTCGTCGACACGGGCAGCAAAATCGCCCACGCATTCAAAACGCTCGCCGTGTTGCTTCCAGTTTCCTTGCGGGTGGGCTTGCAGTGCAAAGGCTTCCCGCAGGTCAATCTTGATTTTGATGTCGCAGCGGCCGTTATCCAGCAGCTCGGTGGCGAAGGTCGGAAACGGCAACCCTTTTTCCATCCGGTACGGGTCGTGCGTATTCATCCAGGAGACTAAGTGCATCATCAGAATGTGCGGCTGCACTCTGACATCCTGCATGAACACGATGGCGGTGTACTCAAGCTCAAACCCGTCGACGCTGTCGCCCTGAGTGCAGAACAGCGCACCGTCTTCGGCCCAGACGGTGAAGTTCTTGGCATCAATCACGTGCTTTCTGAACAGGTCCGTTAAACTTTGCAGCGCTTTCATCACACCACCTCAAAACAGTAGGTTTCCTGCCCGTGAAGCAGCAGGTCCACCGCTTGGCGGTATTGCACCTCGCAATGGTATTTCTTGCTGCTCAGCGCTTCCTGACGCTCGGCCGCTTCGGCGGTGGCATCGGAGCTGAGGCGGATGCCGATCAGCTCGCTGGCCGTCAGCGCAAACACCGCCTGGGTGTAGAGCGTGGTGCCGGATTCTTCATCGCCGAATTTGTCCTTTGAGAGCGCGGCAAGGCTCTCGTACTGCGCGATGGTATTCACAAGTTCGCGGTGCACCTTAATGCGCGAGACTTTCGCCTGTTGCAGAATGCCTGCCTCTGTCTCATTGCTGAGGAAATGAAACAGAGACTGAAACTCTGAAATTTTGAGCGCAGGAAAGTTATCCGTGGTGGGCAGCTCGGAGGCATACAGATCGCTTTTATTGCCGATAAATTCCATACATCACCTTTGAGGGAATGCAGGCAGCAGTGCACGAATAACAATCTGTGTAGGAGCCAGACTGATAACGTGACAGAGCCTGCATTGGAGGGTGTCAGTCTGGCGCGGTTATACCCACGCCCCGTTGATTTTCAGTTTGACGTTGCCGAACTCGACCGCCGCCACCTTTTCAAGTTGCTCGATGACGTAGGCCATGTTCATCGACTCAAAGTTTTCCATCTGGTCTTTGGCGTCGTTTTTCTTACCGACCGTGCGGCGAACCGAGTCTTCCTGAATGTAGATAGACAGGTTGTTGTAGCTGGTCACCATGATGCCCGTTGACGGGAAGCCCGGAACCGACACCGCAGGCAGGCCGCCATAGGTACCGATGACCTGACGCTCCTGAATCTTGCTCTTTTCTGTCGGCGTATTGCCGTGCGCGTCGTAGAACTTGGCTTTCTCATAGGCCAGCAGATCAGAGCCGATGATGGCAACCAGGTCAGAGTCGTTTTCGCATGCCGGGTGCAGCAGATTTTTCAGGTTCAGCACCGCCAGATCGAGGTTGGTAAAGTCGCCGCCTTCACCAATTCGGATAACGCCGGAGCCTTCCGCACCTTCGGTGATTAAACGTTCGGCGTTGTGCTCGCGCATCGCCTGGAACCAGCCTTTGTTGACGTCTTCGCCGTTCGGGTTGGCGGTGGCATCCGTATCCGCGGCCGCGGTTTGACCAAACCAGCCGACGGTGATTTTGTTGGCGTCGATCTGCTCGCGGGTGTGTTTGGAGACAATCTGGTTGAAGCTCTTCATGTGCGCCCAGGCATCGAGCTTGGCATAGCGGATCGCCGTGTCGAAGTTGGTCTGCACGCAGGCGTAAGGCATGGCTTTCATGCCGTGGTAGTCTTTCGGCTTGCGCTCGCCGTCGCCGGAGGTGTCGGTGCGGCTGGCAATCATGCCGCTCACACCCAGACCAATCGCTTCACCAATCTGGTTTTTCACGGTGATGATGTTGATGCGGCTCAGGAACCAGTTGCTTTCACGAATGGCCGCGATGATGCGCTGGGTGCCGTTCGGCGAGACGTTAAACATCTCGGTGGCGTTCTCGACGCCGTTTTGCTGCGCGACCGCCTGAACGTAGGCGCTCAGTTTCTTTTTGGTATGCTCTTGCATGTGTTTACCTATACAAATGGGGTGAGAGACTAAAGCCGGCGCTTACAGGTACTGTTCGGGTTCCGCATCCTGACCCGCAAGGATGCGCGCCTGCTCATCCGTGATGCTGCTCAGTTTGGTGGTCAGTTCGCCAAGCTGGGAGGAGAGCTTTTCAACTTTTTCTTCCAGCTCGCTTTTCTGCGGCTCGTCTTTAACTTCCGGCTCTGCGGGCTGCTCTTTGGCGCTGAGTGTCTGCACCAGTTGGCCGAGCTGATCGCTCAGCTTGGTGTTCTGCTCAATTTGTTGCTGCAGCAGCTCTTCGGTTTCTTTGTTCATGTCGTCTTCTTCCTCAGTGTGAGAGAGCTGCTCGGGCGCGTTTTCGCCTTTGAGCCAGCTTTTGAATTTTTGAAACAGCGACGTGTCTTCATCGGACAAGTCGGGTTGTGAAACATGCAATGCGTTGTAATTCACCGTTTGACCGGTACAGACAAGAAACACATTTTTTGCATTGCGTTTGGCCGATAAATGCACTTGCGTGGTACCCAGCGAGGCGGGTTTGTCCGTGAAGGCAAGTCCGGTTAAGTAAGCTTTTCCGCTATTCGCGAAATCTTCCTGATACTCACATGAGGTATGCAGCAACTGACCGTTTTCGATGTTTCGCAGCAGGTGAGAGTTGGGTTTGATTTCAGCCCACAGTTCGTCATCGCGTTTTTCTACCGACAATACGGTGCCGCCTTTCCAGCCACTGTCGTAGTGGTCGTCATTGATTCGCGCGGCATAATTGGTTGGGTTGTACGTTTCCGCGATATCGTCAATCACTTTCTGCGGGATATCTCGCCCGTCGACAGTGGGGCCAGCTTTCAGAATGCAAATTGGCTCTGACTTAAACATGGAATATCTCTTCTCGTTTCGATGATTCCAATCTAACCAATGGCCTTAACTTTTTGTATTCACGGCGATTCTAGATACCCGATATAGAAAGTCTCTCTGCTGAGTCGCGGCGGGCTCTGTTGCACACTGCCAGCATGAAAACGAATCTGGCTATTGAGCAATCCTCCCCGATGTACACTGCAGACCAAACCAAAGCGCTTGGGCTGTATCTGCGTCAGTACAAACCTGCCGAAGTCGCGCAGGCGGTGGGCGTTGCCGTGCGAACCGTCCAGCAATGGATTTCGAAATTTGACTGGAAAGCGATGCGGGACGATGCGCCCGTAGAGCTGATGCTGCGCCAGCGGATTGCCTATCTGCTGTGGCTTGACCAAAAGCACGATGAGCAGCTCAAAGAGCTGGAAATGCTGCTGGCACAAAAGCGCAAACGCGATGAAGCCGAGAGCCGGCAGCATCGGCCTGCGAGCAGCCACAGCGAAGGCAACAAGCGCGGCCGCAAGCCGAACAAGGTGAAGAACGACGTGTCGCACATCACCCGAACGGTGCTGGACGAGTTTCGAGAGAAGACGTTTTTCGAGTACCAGAAAGACATCCACGCCCACAAGTGCAATCCCGAACTGAACGAGTTCCGCTTCTACCTCAAATCGCGCCAGATTGGCCTGACGTATTACTTCGCCTATGAAGCGTTTGAGGATGCGGTACTGAACGACGACAACCAGGTGTTTTTGTCGGCCTCGCGCAAACAGTCTGAGATCTTCAAAAACTACATCCGCCGTTTCGCGCTGGAGATTGGCGACGTGGAGCTCAAAGGCAAAGATGAGCTGCAACTCTCCAACGGCGCGACGTTTTACTTCCTCTCCACCAACGCCCGCACATCGCAGGGCTTCAACGGCCATGTCTATTTCGATGAAGTGTTCTGGATCCCCAAATTTGGTGAGCTGGACGATTACGCGGGCGGGATGTCGATTCACGACAAGTACCGCACCACGTATTTGTCGACGCCGTCGACCGTGGCGCATGAAGCGTATCCGAAGTGGCAGGGCAAGAAAGAGCAAGGCATTGACATCAGCCATTCGGCGCTTAAGAACGGCTCGCTGGGCGTTGATGGCATTTTCCGCCAGATCATCACCATTGATGACGCGATTGAGAAAGGCGCCACGTTCTTCAACATGGAGAAACTGCGCCGTAAGTACCCGGACAAAACCGTATTCGACAACCTGCTGCGTTGCGTGTTTCTCGATGATTCGGCGTCCATCTTTGCGCTCAAAGCGCTGCTGGCGTGTAAAACCGATTCATCGCTGTGGAAGGACGTGGACCACAACAAAGCGCGGCCTGCGGGCAATGCCGAAGTGTTGGTGGGTTATGACCCGCGCGGCGGCGGTCAGGGCGAAGGGTCCGACGATGCCGGATTGGTGGTTGCGCTCAAACCCAAACGCAAAGGCGGCGTGTTCCGGCTGATTGAACGGGCGCGCCTGAAAGGCTCCAGCTACGAGCAGCAAGCGCTCGCGATTAAAGCCATGACCGAAAAATACAACGTGGTGCACCTGGCGATTGATGTCAGCGGCGTCGGGTCGGCGGTGGCCGAGCTGGTGCGCAAGTTCTACCCGAGCCTGATTGAGCTGGATTACTCGCCGGAAGTGAAACGGATGATGGTGTACAAGGCGCGCGAAATCATCAACGACGGGCGCCTGCAGTTCGACGGCGAATGGGATGACCTAGTGCATTCCTTTTTGATGATTCGCCAGCAGACCACCAAAGCCAGCAATCAGGTGACCTTTATTTCTAACCGCAGCAAGGTGGGCTCGCACGCTGACCTGGCCTGGGCTTCGATGCATGTGATGCACTGGGAGCCGATTGATATTCACAGTGAGGATGACACCACGGTGTCGTTCTTCTAGGAGACAGAACGTGATTGAGATTGAATTTTCTAACCCGGTCAGTGTGATGAATAGCGATATTCTCAGCTACCTTGAAGTGGCGCTGATTGATGATTTGTACGAGCCGCCGATTGCACTTGATACGCTGGCCAAAGCGCTGCGCGTGAATCCGATGCACTCGAGCGCGATTGAGTTTAAACGCAACACGCTGACGTACGCCGTTACGGTGAGCGACGTACTGCCGCGCCGCGACCTGAAACGGTTTATTCAGGACTACCTCACCTTTGGCAACGGCTACTTTCAGGTGGTGCGCAACCTGTTCGGGCAGGTGGTTCACATCAGACACCTTCCGGCGCTCTACATGCGCCGCCGAGGTGATTTAGGTTACACCTATAAGCCCCGCGCCTACAGCAATGAAGGGCGGATTGATTATCGCGACGGGCAGATTTTTCACCTGGCTGAATACGATGTGGCGCAGGAGTTGTACGGCCTGCCGCAACACGTCAGCGGGCTGACCTCTATTTGGCTCAACGATGATGCCACGCTGTTCCGCCGCCAGTATTACCGCAATGGTTCCCACGCAGGTTACCTGCTGTATATGAACGAGCCTAGCATGACCAAGGATACAGAGAACGACATTCGCAACAAGCTGCAGGCCAAAGAGGGGATGGCGTTCAAAAACCTGTTTGTGAATGCCAAGGGTAAGGACACCAAAGCGCCGGAACTTAAACCCATCGGCCAGGTGGAAGCAAAAGATTCGTTCAAAGACGTGAAGAACCAGACGATGAACGACGTATTGGCCCTGCACCGCGTACCGATCGAGCTGATGAGCATTCGCCGTGAAAGCATTACCTCACTCGACCTTAACAAGGTGGACTGGCTGTTCCATAAAAACGAGCTGCTGCCACTGATTGATTCACTGGCTGAATTGAACGATTTTGTGGGGAGTGAAGTGTTGAAACTCAACGAGTACGTGAGTTTGGTAAAAGAGAGCTGAAGCCTCAAACCAATTTAAGAATCCGCCAATCTATTCTGAGTCGGAGGAATATAGTAACCTGCCCCAGCAATCTAACTATTTGGCCTTTTCCAATCAGAGTTATTTCTTAGATAAAGGATTATATTTTGAAGTGTAACAAATTAATCGTCAGTCTCTTAGCCGGACTGATTCTTATAGGTTGTGTCAGCCAATCTGACTCTACGAGACCAGCGGAAGATACTAATGTTATGGCAGTTGATACTGCGGGCCCTGCTGGCTCCGGTCAAGCTAGTGCTGCTATTGGCGGAGAAGTCACGCAAGCTTGTGGGGGGGTGATGTGTTGGCTTATGGAGTTATTCGGTCCAGCAGACGATAGACCTAATCATGTCGTTATGGATGTGTACTATGCGACAGATCGCCAACGTGTTGATAATACAGAGAACAATACTTCATTTGGGACACGAAGATCGAAAGATATAACCTATGGAGTGGCTGAAGTTAGTATCCCTAAAGGTCACAAGATTGGAGAGATTGAAAGGCCAGCATATTGGAAACTGGAGTTTTCAGAGGATCCAGATGACCATCTGATGTTGAGGAAAACAGAAATACTTAATAAGTCACTATATTTTAACAGGTTACGTTCACAGTTTGTTGATTCTGAAAATCTTCTTATCTTTATTCATGGATATAATGTGTCATTTGAGGATGCTGCACTTAGAACTGCTCAGATAGCTTATGATCTAAGTTTTAAAGGTGCACCAGTGTTCTACAGTTGGCCATCTCAAGCGAAAGAGAAGTCTTATATGACTGATGAAAATAACATCAGGTGGTCTCAGGGCAACATAAAGAATTTCATTACCCAAGTATTAGAAAAAACGACATCCCAAAACATCTATTTGATTGCTCATAGCATGGGAACCCGTGCACTTACACAGGCATACCTTGATGTTATGGATGACATTCCTTCGGCAAAGAGCCGAATCAAAGAGATTATTTTGGCCGCCCCTGATATTGATGCTGATCTTTTCAAGAAAGATATAGCCCCTAAAATGGTAAGTAAAAACAGCTCGGTTACCTTGTATGTTTCTTCAACGGACGTTGCACTTATGATGTCTAAGACAATACATGGCGGTTACTCAAGAGCAGGCTATTCAGGTGGGGAGCCAGTAATCGTAGAAGGTATTGATACTATTGATGTGACCAATGTTGGTGTAGGTTTCCTTAACCACTCAACTTTTGCTGAAGTTCGGCCTGTCATGATGGATATTTATAGCCTTATTCATCATCATAAGCGAGCATTTGAAAGAGCTGGATTAGAGCCAGTTGAAAACAGCAATGGCACTTATTGGCAGTTTAAGAAATAAGGCTCAAATCAGGGGGACGTCACTACAGAACCAAGCAAGTTAGGTGCTTCTCCTATATTTTTTATACATTGTTTTTATCTATAACGTGTCTTTGTCCAAATGTGAGTTTATTCATATCCACCTGAGCCTAGAACAACACCACGTTGCCTAGGCTCAGGTCAATTATCATCAATGTTTTTGCTCTATGAAGCGCTTTAGTTCGTCGGCGCCTTGATATTCCAACACCATCCCTTTGTATAAGTTGATGTGGTTAATCGCATCAACTTCCGCATCTACCTGCGAGCGAAACGCTTTAAGCTCGCTTTCCATATGATCGCAAAACGAACGCATCATGTTGATTTGCTGCTGCATGGTTTGATACTGGCGGTAGCTTTCCCCGTGGCGCGCTTTGAGTTCGTCAAACTGCGAAAAGGCACATTGTAAGAATCGGGCTTGTTTGGCGGTAAGAGTGACACCGGATGGTGCAATTTGCGGTTGGCTTGTGAGTGCGTCGAACGCGCGGATGACTTGCAGGTGAAACCTGGCGCTAATCCACATCGCGTAGGCGTAGACCAGTTCTTTGCATACCCAAGTTCCTTGGAGTTTCCCACCTCGTAACACTTTGCAACCGATCACCAGATCTGGTGATCGCTCTATTTCAGCGATTAGTTCAACGGTTTGTTCATTACGCATGAATCGAAAAGGGGCGTGTTTGGCTTTGTTTCCGCTTGCTTTATGCAGGTCATTCAGAGAATACAAGCCGTCTAAGATGCGGATATCTTTGGAAAGAATAGATAGATGGGTCATAGCGACCTCCGGTGATTAGGATTGCTTACCATCACGCAAAGGTCTCAATCTTCGGGTGATGGACTGAACAGGGTTGAGACTACCGCACCACCGATACGGCCAGCCCGAAGGCTGCCCCGCCCAGCCCACCATTGATGAGATGTATTTGCGCATAATCGCAGCAAATTCACCATGTACAGGTGTGCCGAAGCCACACATAAAAAAACCAGCAAACGCTGGCACTTATGTGCCGGTGATCATTAGCGGGGTCTCAATCCCGGTACTGGATTTTGCCAGTACAGCGATAGGGTAAGGGCGGCGAGGGTAGGGTGTCAATGCTTTACCACACACAAATGTGCGTAACTGTGCACGACGCCATCAGTCCTGGCAAGCTGCCGCAACTCGCTTCCGGCCTGTTACATGGGGTTAGATTATAGGTTTGGGGAATTGCATATATGTGCAATATTGCATGGTTTTATTGATGGAAAACTGATAATTTTCTGCAAAACAACTAGTTAACTGTGCGCGTTTTAACTGGTTTAACGAGTTAGACACGCATACGCACTGATAAATCTTAGCTTTAAATTCGAAACAAAATCATCATTGGATATTTTAAATATAATGGAGTTTCTATATGAAAATTATCAATAAAGCCCTCTTAACATCTCTTGTTTTATCTATTCCCTTACAAGTAAATGCTTTTGGCATTGATCAAGAAACACTGTGTACAGCTGTAAGTTGGAAAGCTGTTGACAATGAAGGTAAGTGCAAAGAAGGAAGCAAAATTGCGTTTCTACCAAACTCATTTGGAAATGAGCAGCTCCCAATTATGTTTGTAGCATTGAATTGTGATTTAAGTCACAACGTAAGTTTAACTACAGGAGGGGCTGTGTGTATATTTAAGCCTGCAAAAAATGTAGTTGAGGCATCAAAATAAAGCTAACGAACGCTTCGAAACGGATTCGCAACGCATGGCATTTTCGCTATGCGTTGCTCACGCCTTAACAGGACATTTTGTGGTCAACTATAAGTAAAAAAGGAATAAATTAATGCGAATATTAAGTAGGTTTCTCTTTGTAATTTCTACTAGTTTATCGCTATTTAGCTATGCTGGATCTCCAAAAATGGAAAGTGTGATATTAGTTAAGGATACAGTTGATACATATGAAACAGGTAAGAATGAACTGTCTCGTCCGTATCGTATATCTCAACTTGGTCGAGATATTGTTAAGTATTTTTCTGAAGATGAAAACTACAAATATTTAGATAATGAAAGTATTAATCATAGTTTTATACAGGATTCGTGGGACGAAGATATAACAATCTCCTCTATAGGGGATAACTACGAAGGATTTAAGATTCAAGTTAATGAAATATCTGAAGATTCTTGCAAAGCACACGTTGAACATGCTGAGGATATGAAGTTTTTTACTACTGTAAATATTTATGACAAAAAAGGAAACCGTTTAGACGGCTGTAAGAAAAATTCTTTTTGGATATTTGGGAAAAATAACACTTTAGAGTTTCTTTACCAGTAAAAAACACATACCAATTTGTCTAAGAGTGATTCCCAACTCCTGACCTTTTTAGTTTGAGTAAGCCTGTGTATGTGCCTGCCCACCAGAGCCTAGAACAACCTCACGTTGCCTAGGCTCAGTCATTTTTCATCAATGTTTTTGCTCAATGAAGCGCTTTAGTTCGTCAGCGCCTTGATATTCCAACACCATTCCCTTGTATAAGTTGATGTGATTAATCGCATCAATTTCTGCGTCTACCTGCGAGTGAAACGCTTTAAGCTCGCTTTCCATATGATCGCAAAACGAACGCATCATGTTGATTTGCTGCTGCATAGTTTGATACTGGCGGTAGCTTTCCCCGTGGCGCTTTGAGTTCGTCAAACTGCGAAAAGGCACATTGTAAGAGCCGGGCTTGTTTGGCGGTGAGAGTGACACCGGACGGTGCAATTTGCGGTTGGCTTGTGATTGCGTCGAATGCGCGGATGACTTGCAGGTGAAACCTGGCGCTAATCCACATCGCGTAGGCGTAGACCAGTTCTTTGCATACCCAAAGTTGATGTTCGAGACATAGATCGCGTAGGCTTTTGTGGCGTGGAGTTGTATTCATCCAGAGCAGAGCTTACGCTATCACCACGTTTATGGATGGTTATGCCCTAAGAAAAAACTATCTATTTAGTTTGTTGCGTGTATAGTGTGCCTTGCTCATAAAATATGAGCTATTCATGTAACATCAAGTTCAAGTCTCTTCCCTGTATCTTTTCGAATCCTTTCGTCACATACCTGCGATTACTTTCTCTTTATATTCCATCAAATAGCTTAAGTATCCCTATACATTTTTTATCGAAGTATTTTGAGGTTCGCACGACTGTCACTATCAAATGTCATGCTGCCTTACCGTAAACCAAACAAAAGTTGAATTTATTATGGCTAGACGAACCAGCCGACAAATCTATTGGTATCATACCAATCGTGGACAAGAATCCGTACAAGGAAAGAAACAAGAATGTTCAAAATAGAATTTTACCTAAATCACAACGAACAGCGATGGTCTGGGTTGATTCACCAACTGAATAGCGACATTTTGAGACGACACGTTTGTCAAAAGTTGCCCATTTTTGATAGAAACGTGAGTTTTTCATTCTGTGAGCAATCGAGCTCCGGAGAAATTTTGAATGGCCAAGGTGAAAGTCTGGGTCAGTTCTCGATTCAATAGTGGGAACGGGAACCTTGTGGCTCCCGACGGACTAGGCGACTTCTCTCCCTTGCAGTAGGGAATGAATCCGGTCGAATTCTTTCACCATGCTGCGTTCAATCCGATCACCGAGTTCTTTGACATCATCCTTCGTCGCGTAGGTTTCTGCCACATGGGTTTTGTATTCGCCCAGTTCTTTGGACAACCGGAACAGGTAACCAATCAGTAAACTCAGGATCAACGTCACGAACGTGCCAAAGGCGAGTACCGCATTCACCCAGCTTGGGTCCAACGTCATTCCCATTGCTCGACCTCTTTGAGTTTTTTGCCTTTCAGCGACAGGATGATGTCGTTCACGGTTTCCTGCGTCACATCATTGGTGGACAGGGTTTTGATTTTCTCTAATCCCCAAATTACCAGGCGGCTGGCAAAGCGTTCCAGAATGACTTTCCAGGCAACCTGAAAAAACAGACCTTTCAGAACTTCCCATAGTGTTTTGCCGAGGATACTGGTTAAAAAGTTCATGGTGCTCTCCTTATTGCAGCGGCGCGCCGGTGCGCATCATTTCACTGAGTGTCTTCGCCCGTTTGCCAACCTGACGTGCCCAGCGGCTATTGAGCATTTCGTTGGCGGCCACATGCCAGAGTTGCTGCTCGATGGCGGCGATCATTTTCTTGAACATGCCAAAACGGGGTAGGCCAAGGTTGAAAATCATGTCGACGATGACCGCCTGACGCGCTTCGTTAAGCGATGCGAAATAGGGCAGCGTTTCTGCCTCTTTCACCGCGGCATCGAGGTCGTGCTGAAGCAGGGTTTCCGCTTCTTGTTGGCTGATGCCGTTATCCTGCAGGTTGCGGCCGTAGCCAATGGTGAGTTTTTGATTGCTGCAGCGGTAAGGTTTCAGCCGCAGCCCTTCGTGTTTTTTGATGAGTTGGGTTGCCAGTGCTTTCATGGTTTAACCTTCGTTGAATGAACAAAGGCCAGTGTATCGCCCCGAATTACTCACTGATATTGAAGCGGTTTCTAGATGGGGGATGTAGAAAACCCGGCGCTGAGGCCGGGTTTGGTTATTCGGTGATTGGTGCAACAGGCCAAGGATTGTCGGCCCGAATTTTCAGATAAGCGGCATCCGCCTGAGCTTCATATTCAGCGGCTTTTGCCTCATTACCTTCCACACGGCGAATCATTTTCGCTTCATTGTTCAGGCGATCCACAATCTGCGTATAGAGTAGCTCACGTATTTCTCTGACTTTTTCTAAATCAGATTCATATTGATTTTGTCTATTCGTTACCCAGCCTTTAAGTTTATCCCATTCATCATAAGGCGTTGAAGGCGCTGAAAGCGTCCAGCCATCTTCAAGGTCACCTAATTCTTCCATTCTTTTTGATAGGGAAGGGGATTCAGTGTGGAAGATGTTTTTCCCTCTGTTGTCTATCACATATTCTGTGCTTGTTGGTCTCCCATCCTTGAATTCACAAACTCTTACAGCAAAACCTTCTTTTGGTGGTAATGGCGCAGTTAATAGAGCGTTTTTGGGGAATTCCGGTATGGCGGAGTAGCAATTCGCTGACAGGGGTGTTTGGTTAACGATTAATGTGTCTTTGTTGTAGTTGTAATAATACTGATTCATAGCGCGTATCCCATCCATTCAATATAACCTTTAGGTTGGTTTTCTTCCGATGTCGGAACGACATTCGATGCATCAAACAATAAATTGTAGCCAGCCCCAGATTGACCATTCACATAATTGGGCCATGATGACGTATTGCTTAGAGCAATAGCCCCTTGAGTTTTAGTTGAAGATGCAGAACCAGTAGTACCACTGGCATTGAACGAACCGGTGATGTTTCGGATTGCATCATCATGAGATTGCCCAGCAAGCCAATGAGATCCATCGGCAGCACGAGTAAATCGTCCTCGTCGGTCCGGGATATTAAGGACCAATGGATTTGTATCATCAATCCATTCTGGCTTGGCTGCTGCTAGAGAGTGATAGACAGTCACGGGAAGTTGCTGTCCCATTGCTACAATCATATGTTCTGGAACCAATTCACTATCCCAAGCCATGGTTTCACCCGGTGTTTTGGAGGAGAAAGGTTTCCAATAAAAAGGTTTTGTGGTGTCAGACCAGCCCGGTCGACGATTCGCTTGATCCAGAGGGTCTTTACCTGCTAATGATTCGGTGTTGGAATACCACTCCCAATAGCTGACTTTGCCTGTTTCCTCGTCTTTGGTATAGCAGACTTCGCCTAGATAATAGATGCGGGTATTGCTGTATGGCAGGCCTTGAGTCATAGCCGCTAAAGGGTATTGAACATGAGGGTTATCTTCCTCCTTATGAGCTGCCATTTTCTTGTTCAGTTTCTTCGGTGTCACGATAGTCGTGTCATCGACTCCTGCAATCACAAGATCAGAAGTAGCGATTTTCGCTGTACCGGATACTTGCTCTGTTGCGTAAGGAGAACCAAGAAACTCCACCGTGATGTTCTCAATGGTGGATGCCGACAGATTCAGTTCACACGCTTCGGTGACCACGGTGTTTTTGCGTTTGTAGGTGATGATCTCTCCGTCACGACTGTCGACCGCGAACAGCGTCCCGTCTTCCAGCCAGTAACCCAGCTCTTTGCCTTCAAACTCTTCTTCGCCATCCCAGACCGTTTCAAAATGCAGTTGGCCTTGTGCCACCAACGCGCCGCGGGTAATGGCTTTTTTCCGGATTTCAGCAACGAGTGCGGTCTGCTCCGGATTCGGAACATAACCGGCAGAGCCGATGCTGATGTGAGTGATTTTGTATTCAATGCCCAGATCACCGGCACGAATCGCGGCGGCAATCCCGGCATGGGTGATGAGTAAGCTCATTGGGTGACCTCGTAATTGTGTTGATTGCGGATATGCCGGCAGTTAGCAAGCTGATGATGGACATCAAGCCGGGACTGATACGTCCAGGTAATTTCAGTATGCGGCAGACGCTTTTCCTCAAACGCGGCCCAGGCCTGCGCGCATGAGATTCGGGCATCTTCCTGCAGCGCGACATAAATCAGATTCGGCGTGGTCCGGTCATCAGAGACGGTTCCGGCATCATCGCCGGCCTGGGTGTACAGCAGCGCCTGATAGTCGCTGATTTTCCAGCCGAACAGCGCTTCCTGAAAGTCAGTCAGCAGAGACAGTTCAATGTCATCGTGCGTGGCTTTGAAGTCGGTGGCCATTGCTTCAATCAGGCTGGTCAGCTCCGGGTTGTCGACTTCCTGCCAGTATTGCCCTTTGGGCAACAGGGCGCGGATGGCCTGCGCAAAGTCTTCCGCGCTGTAATCGATGATTACGCTGGAGGTGTCCATGTAACGTCTCCTAATACATGAATCTGATGGCTCTGAATCGTCACTTCATCGGTTGGTGATTTCACAATGAAGTTGGTGGTGACATTCGACACCGTCAGCACAATTTCCGTCGGCGTGATGGATTCAGGATTGCCCGTCGCGGTGTTGATTTTGCCCATTTTGCTTTGTGTCAGGCTCTGCAGCGCAGTGACCACGTCATCACGGACAGACTGATCTTCAATGCCCTGAATCTCAATGTTCAGCAGAACATGCTCAGGCAGTAAGGCGATGGGATGACAACCTGCCAGACGATGCGCTTCGAAGGTCTGCTGAACAAGGATTATCACTTCGCTGCTCAGTGTCGGGTCTGCTGTGCGGCGGCCGATATACACTTCCACCATGCCGCGCTCCGGGGTGTTATCCAGTGCCCAGGCAAAGTCGACATCGGCATGGGCAGACGTTGCCCAGGCTTCATAATCCTCCGCTTTGCCGATCAGGTCGTTTTTCTCGTAGGCCACAATCACCCGGGCGCGCCAGTGTTCGAGAGTTTCGATGTCGGCGCCGCCCTCAATGCCAAGGCTCTGAACCTGATTCGGGTCGATACCGCCTAAGCCTTCGGACAGGGTCAGGGTACTTCCGGCTGGCAGATTGCTGGCCGTGCCGGACACGCGCGCAATCACGCTGACCGGCACGTCACTGTATTGCTCTTGGGTGGTTTCGTATTCATTGCCGGTAGCATCGGTCAGCAAAGTTGCTTTGGGAATGACCACCACACCACCAAGCTGAGTAAACCGGACGGTGCCTGATGCGAACGTGGGCAGCAGGCGCGGCGTGCCATGACGATTGGCATGCAGATAAAGCCAGGCTTCGGAGCAGGTTTCCGGGTGAAGCTGGCGAAACAGCAAATCCTGATAGCCGTACTGACCGTAACTCACGGCCGCAATCGCGCACGCGATGGCATCGATCGCCGGTGTGTTCTGCCCGGTTTTCGCCATCAGTGTCGATTTGGCGCGATCGATGAGTGTCTGCAGGCTGCGTTGTGTACTCATAGTGTGACCTTAAACGTGGTGTCATCGGTGAGGGTAATGATCACATCACGCCCCATCTGATTGGGTTTCGCTTCCCAGACGGAAACCGTCACGGCTTTGGCGTGGCCCTCTGTGATGAGCCAGGCCAGCGCCTCTTCATAAAAGCGTTTGGCCATGACGAGCGTCTGCGGAGTGAGCTTATCGCGGCGCAGGGTCCAGTCGCGTGAGCCTACGATGCTCAGCAGTTCGTCGCTCCAGTTGCCGCCGCGTTCGTCTTCGGCCATTCGCGCGCGGTCGTTCTGTGTCGACTCGCTGTGGTTGTAAATGCTCTGCCAGACGGCGTGTGTCATGCCTTCCTCAGAGTTCATCGGTGCCGTGACCGCATTTAAACGGAAATAGTTCATGATTTGTTTGGCCCGTCAGAAGTGCGTTGGTTGTTGTCGTCCAGATAGTCGTGAGTGTGGGTTTCCACTGTAACGCCCGCAAACTTGCCGGAGCTGCCGCCAACGCTGCCCGCGACGTTGAGGTTGCCGCCGATGTCCACATTGCCGGAGAACGAAACTTGGGGGGCGGTGACATCCACTTTGGGCGCAGTCACGCTGACATCGCCTGCGGCCGTGATATCCAGTTTTGCCTTGGTGTTCACCTTGATACCGTCTGCGGTGAAATGGACCAGATTCCCCTTGTCATCGAGCATGGCGACCTCTCCCGGTTGCAGCGCCATCTGGTAACGTTCGTCTTCCACATTCACCGTGATACCGCGCGCGGTGACGCCCCCGATAAACAGGTTGTAGGTTTTGGCGCCCACTAACGGACGGCTCATAAAGCCGTAGTTGTGCACGCGACGGATGCGATCGTTGGTGCGGCCCGTGGCGGTCTTAATCTGTAGCCACTGCGTCTCCGCACCTGTGACTGTGCCGGTGCCAACCAGATTCTTAATTCGGCTCATCAAACGAGCCAGCAGTGTGTCAGACATCGCTTTGCTCCCTGAATGGCCGGAACAGTGTTATCGAAGTGGTTTGTGCGCTTTCCGAGACGGACAGGCTCAAGGCTTTGATGACCAACATTTCACTGAACTGCTGTGTCTTGTCGATAACCCGGATGACCCGGTTGAGTCCGTCGATGGCGAGTGCCGGGAACAGTCCGGCAATGCTTGCTGAGGCCGTCAGGCTCTGCGCAATCGCAAGGTTGTGTTCGTATCGGGCGCGGGATAAACACGCGTCGGCAGACTGTAACTGATCGCAGATAATCACCCGCGTGCGCGAAGCATCAACATCGGCTGCGGTGACCGCCGCGCTGGCATCGTCCCACGCGCCCTGAACTTCGGTGCGGTGAAAGCGGGTATGGAATTGACGGGCAATTTCAAGGCGTTCGATGTTGTTGCCGACTTCAAGCCCGATGCCCTGAATGATGCTGTGCGCGGTGTTCTCAATCGTCAGTACACCATTGCGTTCAATCAGCGCCAAGCCTTGCTCTCGAATGAGCTGTGCGATGTTTTCTACTGGCGACTCTGCGTTGATCTGAAACTCAGGTACGGCCTTCAACGCGGAGACCAGACTCTCTACCTGTAAGCCAAACGGAGCGGCCAGACGGCGCAGTAATTTGTCCATCGGCTGGTCGTAAAGCGCGTCCATGGTGATGCGCGAGTCAATCATGTTGGCACTGACGGAGCGGCCAGTGATGGTGACTGAGCGGCTGCCTGAATCGGTGGCAGACTCTACCTGGTCAATTTGTCCTTTCAGGATGAGCTGGCCGTCGAGGTAGAAGCTCACCGGCAGTGGCTGGTTAATGGCCATCATTGGCACCTTGCAGCGAAAGGTGTGCGCGAGCTGCTCAAGAGAGTAGCTGAGCTCAGCCGAATAAAACGCGGTCTGCGCGCCATTGATGTGCATCGTAAGCTGGGTCATTGCGGGTTCCTCACGGCAATGTCACCACGCAGAAACAGAGGGTGCTGCAACGCATTCATCGCGGTAACGATCGGCTCTGCCGTGTACTGGTCGTGCGCGATGGTCAGGGCGGGTTTGCTGCGCGGCTGCTCAATTACGCGGTGCGCCGCAGTACCCTTGATGACTTTGTCATGCTGCGTCTGAATGCCGCCTTTCAGCGCTGTCAATGCATCGAAGATGTCTAAGCTCTCAACCGTTGAGACGTTTGTTGTTTCTGTCACGCGTTCATCAATGCCGTCAATCAGCGCCGAGAGGTCGCTTTGAATGATGGCTGGCTGTTTGCTCACGGCAGTGATATCAAACTGGTCCTGCTTCTCCAAACGGGTGACATCTTTGCTGACCTTCACGGCTCCGGTCACCATCTGAATGTTGTGATGAGGGGTAACAGCGTCCTCTTTGACCTGACCCAACATCAGCTGCTGCGCAGTGCGCGCGTTGTCGACGGCCTCACTGTCGGAGTCAGGCTCAGACTGAACGCCCTCAGCGACGCGATCAACGGCGGTGCTCAACAGCGTGGCGAACTTATCCGGCGCACTGCTGATGCTGCTGATGGCACCAAACGCTTCGTTGATGGCTGAGTTGATGCTTTGCAGCTTGTCATCGGCGAGGTTCAGGCGGTGGGTGATGTCCACCAACACGTTGAGTGACTGAGTGAAATCGTTCTGAGTCTGGTTGATGTCGGCCACGCTGAGGCTTTTTACATCACGGGCGAACGACTGCGCTGAGACACTTTCCACTGCGCTGGCCTGTTGCTTCACCCGAACGGTCGCTGACGTGTTGATGGTCGGCTGCGTGCCGGCACGGACAAAGCTCAGGCTGAGTGTGACCACACCGCGCTTGGTGCTAATGCTTTGGGAAAAGGTGTCGAACACCAGCGTCAGTTCGCCCAGCCACGGGTGCTCCAGCTCTCCGGCAGGGGAAGACTCCAGGTTAGCAATGAATGCGTTGGCATCGGCCAGCGAGTCGGCGCCGACAAAGACGACATCGAGTTTGATGGTGCGGGATTTACTGCCCATCACACGGATGTTGGGTAGTTCGGCGTAGGGAATTTCGCTGACGTGCAGGCGCTGGCCGCCATCAATGGCAGTCGCCAGGATGTTGAGCTGATGCCCGTTCCATCGCCCGCGCTCGTACTGTCGTTCCCACATGAAAGCTCTCACTTCATCTTAAACAAATCAAAGAAGGCAGCAGGCTGGAAAAATGATGGCGGGGAAGGGCGCTCAGGCCTAATTCGGACTCACCCCTCCCTCCGCACCAAAATTCAGCACTGCAATTTTGCGCAATCAGAGACGCAAAATAATTAGGTAGGGTTATTGCACCACAGCCCTGATGGGAACTGAACTCAGGGCTGTTTTAGATTGGGGATTTAGAGAAGCGCCGGGATCGCAAACGTGCGTTTTTGATCGTTTTTTTTGAAAAGAAGATCTTTACACAATTAGGGTAGAGTAAGAAGACTTCATTTTGTCGATAAAGCTCGCTTTGAAATCCGAAAAATCTTTGTCTAAACCTATTCTCTCCGTTCTTTTGAACACTATGGGTAAGTAACTCTGAGTAACTTTGGTTACGTGGATTTTGGAGAAAGGTCTGTACTTGAGTATCTTTTCATTGAGTTGAACATGATCAATCAAGTTGAACTGATCACCAGTAATATCAACTACATGTTCTTCTATCTCCAACCAAACGTGTGAAACCATATTCTCGCCATAACCCGTTACGCAGGTTATTTCTATGTTGTTTAGACGTTGAAAGTAGTGAAAAGCGAGCAACAGTGAGGCGAATTTACAGTTCATGATGGGAAAGGAATTAGTCAATATCGTAGAGGAATCTTTGTCACAGGAATCCATTGCAGTACGAAGCCTAAGTGCTTCGCGTCTCAAGATTTGAATATTGACCATCGATAGTCCCGAAATGAGAAGTAAAAATATTGGGTGATTAGCCAATGGATAAAAATATAGCTCGATGTTTCTTGAGCATTGTCCATGACGAAACTAATTCATTTATATAGGAAAAGTTAGTGTCATCAAAGCAGTTGAACACATAAACATTTCCTGAATAGCCTGCAGATGTTTGGCTGTTAGGGAGTAAGAACGTCAGCGTTGTACCATTGGGCAATATAAGCGGGTTTCCAGACAGAGTCAGCCCGTACGAGCTCGCCAACTCAATGATACGCTCTCGAATCCTCTCGCTCTCATCTGTCGACGCAGACAAGAATATCTGATTTTCCTTTGTTTGAATCGCGTCGACTAGGGCATTTTTGCAAATGTGCAATTCGATTGAATCTATGTTCATCATGACAACCTATATGCTTTGAGAAGTATCCTATCTATTTGGTCTAATTTGCGAGCAGCCAGAGAGATACGCTTGCTCGATACGCCCGTTCTCAGGGACGCGAGTTCGTATGAATAACCTGACTCAAAGACGAGCCTCAGTGCCGATCTTGTTTGCTCTGGAATTTCGCGCAGAGGCAGAACATCCAATAGTGCGTTCAGACGCTGTGATGGAATGACATTAATTTTCATGCAGTCTAGACTTCCGGTTTATTGGATTTGCTCAAAGGCACTGAAGATGTCCATCTGATCCACATCTCCCTTGCACAGCTCCGGTTGCAGTTCTGGGTCTGGTTTGGCGCCAGTCGGTTCAATAATGCGGTTAACCGTGGTCAGCGTGGTAAACGCACGACCGCAGTTTAGGTTCAGACATTGGCAATAGGCTTCGCGCGTTTCGTTACTCATCGCTTTGGACGTCGCAATACGTGCTTTGCTTCCGCAAATAGGGCAAGTGATTAACATGGGATCTCCTCACGCTAACGGCCAGTCGTCTTCCAGTTCTGGGAAGAACGACAGGTCCGGTTGTTGATACTCTTTGGTTTCAGGTTGGGCTAACACTTCATCCCAACCTTCAAATTTCATCCACGACAAATCATCGGCAGGCACTCGGCTGACTTCGACCAGCTGAGCCGGGCGTTTTTCGCCGTACTCGTCTACCTCCGCAGGGCGGATTTGGATACTTCGTTCATCATCGATGCGAATTGAACTGCCTTTTCTGAGTGCGGCCAGTGCCGCTTCATCAATATTTGGCGGTTTATTCGCCTTTCTTCGTTCTGGTGCTAACAACCTGGTGAGCTGATCGCTGACCTGATCCTCGCGGGGCTCCGTACAGTTATTGACAGAACTCCGAGAGGCGGCGGTGCCGCCAATGACGGTCGCTGCGCTCCCTTGGGCGATCGCTTCCGCATCATCGTCAACCTTGGATTTCTGTTTAATCGTCCAGACTCTGAGGCGTGTTTTGATGAACACGCCGGAAGCGTCAAACCCATCCAACTTGCGAACGGTTTCGCCGTGCGGAGAGGCAAACGGCAACTCTTCATAAACGTTGGTGATCAGCAGATCGGCACGTTTCACGAACGGGCCACCTTGGCCCATGATGTAATCGCGCCACTGGCCACGGTCGGCGGCTTTCATCACTTCCGTGACGGTGCCGTTTTCGTGTTCCAGATCGGCCTGATAAACCTGCGTGAGCAGCACAAACAGATACTTGCTGTCGAACTTCTTATGGCGGCGAATCAGCTCTGCCGGAATAGGCGGACCGATCAACTTGAGGCCTTCGCGGACGTCCAACTCTTCGTAAATGGTCAGCAGCTCTTCATAGTTCAGCTGAGTGAGGTACTGGTTAAAGCTGGCTTTGTCATTGTTGGCAAAACGTCGCAGCTCGCGGTAAGTCGTGACCGGAGCGCCACCAAAAAACTGAAACTGGCGGATACCCCAGCGGCTTTTCCAGGCGTTCACATTCTTGGCCATGTCTTTCACGGGCTTGCCTGTTTCGTCGGACATCTCATCATCCATGGCAAAGCCGTCGATGTTTTTGGAAATGTATTTGGCGATGTAGCCGGTTGCCGTGCCTTTGGCTGGGTCGATATAGCCAAAGTCGCAGCGTGGCTTGTAGTTGAACGGCCCGTGAAAGGCCTGTTTCTTCTCGGCGCGTTTTGGATTGCGGTCGAACTGTGGGAAAAGCTCTTCCTTGTCTTCCTCGACGGCGTAGGAAATGAACACATCACGCACCTGCGCGACATCTTCCGGCTTCACCCAGATGAGCAAATGCCAGTGCGGCGTGCCATCGTGATGCGGCTCGGCCACACGAACCCCGAACCAGCGAATTTCTTCACGGCCTAGCTTGGCGCGAATGCGCTGCCACACATTGTTAAGGTAGGCTTGTGTATCGCGCGGGCTAGCGCCGTTCCAATGGTCGATAAAGCCGCCTTTCTTGTAGCTGTTGTGGTACTTGGACGGCGAAGTGAGCGTGAGAAACAAACCTTGCAGCTCAAGCTCATTGCCGATGTCTTCGCAGCCTCGGCAGCGCACCATCAGCTCATGGCGGCGGATAGCCGGATTCGACAGGCTCTTTTTCGCCATGTCCCACAAGTCGGCTTCTTCGCCCGTAATCTCGTCGATGAGCTGGCACTGCTTAATGTATTCATAGTTGGCTTTCTGCTGCTCCTGATGCTCACGGACACAATCCCAAGAGGCATAAGGCGAGGCTTTGTAGCTCACTTGCCCCATGGCGATTGCCAGATGCTCACGCATGATTTTGCGAATGTGCACTAATCGGCCGCGCCACCATTTTTCATCGAGCATTCTTGAGATGTCGTTCAGGGCCGTTAGTTCGGTTTGCTTCTTGCGCTTGCGGGGCGCTTTGATGCCGAACTCATTCACGAAAGCCGCCAGCTTGTGGTAGGTGTTCACCACAGCAATCTCGCCGATTTTCGATTCAGAGGCTTTGACCTCGCGCTTCGCCAGATCCGCTTTCACTTCTTTGATGGCGGAAGCCGCAAAGCGTTGGTGACGGGCAGAGGCGATTTGCGACAGCTTGAATGCCATGTCTCTGAGTTCGTCTGGTTCAAGTTCGGCAACGCTGCGGTTCTTCTCTGGCTTGGTATGTTTTTCGGCTTGGTCGAAGTCAAAAGAGAGCTGAGGGCGCTGAAAGTCTTCAGGCAGGCTGTGCTCTGTAAAGTACACGGAGGCGAATGCGTTATCGCCGCTTTCGAATTCTTTAGAGAACATCGCCACTTTTTGCGTGGTGGGTAGTTTGCTGTATTTTTCCAAGACCTTTTGCGCGCGTTCCGTTGCGGGTGCCATGCGTTCACGCAGGAAAATGTTGGCCTCTTTACGGCCGAGTTTTTCAAACACGCTGATGTAGCGTGTGACGAAGTATTTGGTCAGGTAATCGGGCAAGTCTTGGATGCGCGATTGCGCCCAGGAAAAATCGTCCGGGTTGGCTTCAAACAGTTTGCGTTCAAGTACACTCAGGCTATCTGGCTGGATTACTTCATTGAATCGGCGATCACCAAAGCAGCCCGCTTCAACTTCCGTTAAAGGGGCTTGCCATGGGAATTCGTATAGGTCGATTTCAGCGGGGGCGGTGAGGGTGTTCACACAGACTCCAGCTCTTGCGTAGTCACCAACATAAAGCCCGGTTTGCCTTCGCCTTTGCTGATCACGCCATTGCGAAGGTGTTTGCAGTTTAGCTCGGCGCATGCCTGATGTACGGCATCGTCCATCGAATCGAAATCGCCAATCAGAATGTTGGCGACTTCTTGGGTTTGTTCGTGGCGGATCACTCCGCCATCGGAACACAGCATTACTGCGGCGTATTGCATTGCGTTTTCTCCTTATCCAACTCATCGCGACGCGCAGCGATGCGCTCAATCAGGTCATCTTCGATGTCCAACAGGTCTTTCAGGGCTTGTTTGCTATCGAGCAACACAATGCTGTGGGCGTGGTCGGTTGTGGTGGCGGAGAAGATCACCACGTTCAACATCTTCATGCTTGAGGAATATTCGATACGCACGCTCATCACATCGGCGCTGTCGATGGCCAGCTCATACAGGCTGGTGATGGTGGCGAGAATCGCGCGTTCAAACGCGGCTTTGGTTACTGGGTCATTCATCATCTTTGCTCCTACGCTGAGACGAAAAAGGCCCCCATTCCTAGAGGAATACCACGGGGGCAAAGGTTGGCTAGGTTAATGGGTGTTGCTGAACTGGTAGTGCTTGAGGCGGCGAACATCGCCAACCTTGCTGTCGAACGTGACCGTCAGGTTTTTCAGGTACTGCATTCCGGTGCGGATTTTTTGAAGTTCCAGGTCATCGAACGATTCGAATTCTCGGTTGTAATCGCGTGCGGGCAGGCCGCCGGCGATCAGCACCAAACCACGGCTTTTCTCTGGCAGCTCGTTGAACATCTTCTTCAACTGGCAGCGCGTGGCGGCGCCGTTAAACAGCGATTTGCACGCGGCGATGCTCTCTTGCGCTGGCGGCGTGTGTTGGGTGTGTGCGTTTCTGGCTAGCTGATTCATCTTGGCTCCTTAGGACAGGCCCGGAATTGGCGCGCCTTGGGTGATAAAATCCACGCTCATCGCAAAGAACGGCGTCGCCCCAGAGGTGCGGTTTTCAAGATCAGAAATTAAAAGCATCAGGTTGCCGATGCTGGCCTGTGCCTTTGAGATAATTTTGTGTCGGGTCGTGCGGGGCAGGCGGGTGTCGCCGCCATGGTCTAATGCCATGCGCGACAGGTCGCCCGACAGCATTGAATGTTCCAGCACCCGCTTGAGGAAGGTTTCGGTTTTCTCTTCTTGTGGCAGTTGTGCGGTCACCACACCAAGGCCAAGCAAAAGAGAATTGATGATGGTGTAGTCGCCACTGGCTTTGGTGATAGCAACCAGCTCGGCGCACGTCAGAACATGGGGCTGCTCTGGGTTGAGCTTATTGCGCAGCACCGATGCATCTAAGCCAACAGCAGCGGCAATGGCCGACACCTTGTTGGCCGCCCGGAACGCGCAGCACGCCTCATCAAATGCCTTTTGTTTGCCCTCAAGGAAAACGTACATTGAAGTGTTCATGTCCATATTTGATACTCACCTTGTCGCAAGTGAAATGAGCTCACAGCCGCAATGGCTGCTCACTTAAAACGAATGATAAAAGTGGTCGTTTTCAGGCTTTTCAGAATCTTCAATGGCGTGTTGCCACAGCGCGCCCATGTTCACGTAGTGCTTGCCCTTGGCGCCATCGCGCTCAATCACAGGCAGCTTTCCTTCGCGAATCATGTTGCGAATCGAGTTTTCAGACACACCCCAACGGCGGGCCAGTTCACAGGTAGGGAGGATCGGGGAATCGGGTTGAATTGAAACGTGCATATTTAGCTTCTCCAATAGGTCAGGTTGGTCTTTGAACTCTTTACACAAACGCATGCGTGAAAGGGTGACCATATTGACGAAGCGCTTCTTCTCGCAGCGTGTCGCGGCCTTCATGGGCAGCTTTCCGGCCTCAATCAGTTGCTCCGACTCAACCAAATCAATATGTTGACGTCGCGCATACTCTTCGATCGGCAGGTACGGCATATCTAGTTTAATCAGCGGGGTCATGGTATCTTCCATACATAACTGTGCATAAATGCTCACGTAGATGCCTTCAAAACTTCATCGTGTGCAGTTGTGCTTACTTGTGTTTGGTTAATTTTGCTCAATTAAATGATCAATTAAGGTATAGATTAAGGGCTAAATAAGGTACTTATGCGCGAATGGTATACCAGTAATGAGCTAGTTGAGCTCGACGGTACGCCTAATACCCTAGAGGGTATTAGCCAAAAATCTAAAAGAAACAAATGGTTAAGAAGAAAGGCGTCAGGGCAGGGGCGGGCGTTTGAATACCATATCTCTAATTTCCATGCTGACGTAAAAAAGCAGTTAATTGAGAGATACATCACGGACCCAGGCGAAGCAAAAGCGCTGATGGCACTGGAAGCACCTACAAAAGAGGAAGCTCCAGAACCAAGTAATGTTTCTAAAATCGTGCCACTGGCGGAAGTCAGAGACTGGTGCGAATTACCCGTGTTTGACGTTCACGCAGCAGCAGGGGCGGGCTCACTGGTGCACAGCGAGTACCAGATAGACAAGCTCATCATTCCCAAAAGCCTGCTGGCCGAGTTTGGCCTTGCACCGAACTGTGCAGCCATCATCTACGTTGACGGCAATTCGATGGAACCCACCCTCAGCCACAAAGACAGGCTGCTGGTTGATACCCGCGAACTACAACACCCGGTCACGGATGGGGTATACGTGATTCGCATCGACGATGCGGTCTACGTAAAACGTTTGAAATGGAACATTCCGAAAGGGATTTACCAGGTGATTTCAGACAACCCGACCTACGAGTCATTCGAGATCAACCACAAGAACGGGCGCAACTTTAAGATTATCGGCAAAGCCATCGCGCCAGTGTTTAAGAAGATTTTTTAAAAATGGAGCCACCTGATAGGTGGCTTTTTGCGTTTTGGAATTAATCATTGAGAGAGTTACGTTCGTAGATTTTGTCTACTTGAGATAACTCGAAGATTCTCGCATCTACAGGCAATGAGCTTTTATCTTTTTCGGCTGGATTTTGGGGTGGGGTAATACTGCCGACCCAATACGCTTTACCTGTTACTAGGAACACGAAAGCCTTTTCTAAAAGCATAAAGAATATCTGTAAGCGGATGGTGAAGGTCTTACTCGATAAGGAAAATAAATACATGTCACGATACCTCAGCATAGATGGAAATCCGGAAGACTTAAGTGAGCTTTCAGAATTGTGACTAAAGAAAGTGTTGAAAACCAACTAGGAAATGTGAAGCGCTTTAGTGTAGCCGTTCCAGATATCTTATCACTGTTAATCAACACGGTACCTTATGCCTCAATTGCGAGTGTTCTAATTGCGTGGATTAGAACGAAGCAAAACCGAAAAGTACATATTCAGTATGCAGACAACACATCGATCACACTCGAAGGTCATCATACCAAAGAAGAAGTTGAATATTATTTCAACAAGAAAGAGAAAGCGGGAATTTTCGTAGAGTCTGAGCCTGCTAAAGATGGCCTTGGCTGAAGAACCTGAAAGTTACAATGGCTCCAAAGTGATGGTTTATGATCACTCTGGAGCCGTTGCTGTATGTGGGTATTAAGCGTCGGCTATCAACGCGGAAACATGAAACCTAAAGTACCATGCGTTGGAAATCACTCTTAAATGCTTTGTTATGCCTTTTCACCCACGGACTCTACCTGCGTATTTAAAATTTGACGCATCATTATTAGACAGAACTTCACTCCGTCTTTTTCTGAAAGCATATCCTTTAAATGGATTCTATTTTCACCATACTCTGACGGGAAGTTTATGCTCATGTAAGTCATTCGCTTTTTCTTGGACTCCCAGAACCGATATTTAACTTCTTTAGAGCCAACGTATTTTTTGAGAAACTTGTCGATCGTTAGTCCCTCTCGTTGCCAATTTACTAAGTCTCTACTAATCCAAACATCATCCCATGTATCGAAAAAGGGAAAGTGAGCCAATACATTGCGAACAAACTTAAACATAGGACCACCAATCTCCGACTCCATAGGAGGACGTGTAACTTTCAAATCTTTAAGGACATATTGAAATGGTTCATATGACAAGATTTCAGCGTAAACAGCAAAAACACTCGATACTCTGCTAAACCTATAGCGAGAGTCTTTATCCCAGAAGTCATCAGCCATGACCTCATCAAAAAGATCATAAAATCGGTTGTATCCTAAGCTAAGAAATTGCTCTTCGGCTTTGGTTGGTCTTAATTCCATTATCTATTTTTCCTGATGACCTCTGAGGCATAACGCCGCGTTGCGGAATTGCTCTTAAACGCTTTGTTATGTTTTTACCTGCCCCAAAGGATGGGAGCTAGAATCAAAGAATACAATCTCTTTCTTTGAACCGTGAAAGTAGGTTTGAACTTCATTGATAAACTTTGATTTATCTTTTTCCTCCATCCCTGTGAACACGCTAATGGCGATTTTTTCAGCATTATTTTCCTTTAAAGCACTCAAGATATGAGCATCATAGTCCTCGCTTAGTGAATGCCCAAAAACAACAAAGTTACCTGGCGCTTTAGAAAATCGGTTGTAGCAAAAATTCAAGTAATCGTTTGAGCGTATGCGCCTTAACTTGAATTCAGATTTACCTTCAGAAATAAACAATGGAGTGTCTTTGAAGCCTGACTCATCGATAATTTCAGAGATCGATGTCTCTTGGGTCGCTGTAACCTTAAATGTGTAACCGTCAGGTGACTCTTGAAGGTGTATTGCACCATGAAGATAATATAAGGCTGATTTAGAACCAATTATGTTAGTGTCAGATAAATTAAAGACACACGCTTTGTTCCAAAAAAAATCACAAAAACTGTCACTATTGGATTTCATCACTGACCAATAAGGAATTAAGTCATAATTAGTCGTATATATCGAGCGAAATTTCCTAAGCTGAGTGTTTATATTTAGTGCCGGTACACCGCCATAGGTCACGTGTGATGCATTTACAGCTTCTATTAGCGATTTTCTAACATTCAGATATAGCGACTTTATTGCATCGAGATTGTAAAAGTTAACAATATATGCATGGTAAATAATCCTTAAAACCTCTTCAAAATTGACCGTATCTACCTTCTCAAATATCTCTTGGGCATGCGGATACATTTTGATTCCGAGCTTTTTAACGTTATCTAACAAAGTCCAATAATGAAACTTATCACTAATTCCAATACTAAAGCCATTTCCTAATAACAGATTTCGCCATGAATCATCGTCAACATCTTTCCACTGCTTTATTTCTATTAAATTATCCATCTAACAACTACCTTACAATTCCGAAATATCAGACACATAACGCCCAATTAAGGTGTGAGGCACGCAATACCGAAGCCGCCGCATACCACCTTAACCACTAAAACCAACGCATAGTAAAAATGCCACACGTGCCGAATCACTCTTAAATTGTTTGTTAGAGAGAGTCCCCACGTAATACTCGAAGCTTTGAAGCGTATTTTTGCGCCAATTCTTCTGCATCCAGTTCATACCCTAACTCTGAGGCAAACTGTTCTGCCATAAACCACAAGCGATTAGGCATGGGGTCTTGTAACGCATAGTTACCTAAGTTTATTTGCGCTATGCTCCTAGCTGGTTCATCCAACCCTACTGGAGAAGGGATACCATAACCCAGCTCGGTTTTAGTTTCGCTATCCAAATCTATGGAAGCAAACACAGGAGGATGCCAGCGACCACCATCTAATGGCATGCAAATCGCAGCATCATAGATCTTGCCATCAATTTCTATCCACGAATGGTCGAAATATTTCTCACCCGTTTTCACTTCACCGATACAGAGTGAGTTCTTAATACCAAGTTCATTCAACACAACATGTAGAACGGCAGATGTATCATGACAACCACCTTTGTACTCAGTTTCAACTATAAACTGAAGCAACTCTGAATAAAGTTGAGAAATGATTTCGTCATTTTTATTCTGAATATTACGATTGATAATTGCTAACCAACTTTCCATATCATCACTCTCTCTAACGCCCTGTTAAGGTGTGAGCAACGCAATGCCGATGCTACAGCATGCCACCTTAAACACTAAACACAACGCATAGCGAAAATGCCACGCGTTGCGAATCACTCTTAAACAGATTGTTATAAATCAAGCACCCACGGAATGAACAACTCCTATGTATTTTTCTTTGTTGTCAAAAGTCACTCCAGACTGAAGCAAGATCTTGTATCCGTTATCATAATAAGCTGGCGGAAACAAAGAATGGATGCCAACTACATGCCCTTCACCCAACCAGTCCATAGCTTTTTCAAGTGGGATTCGAACCAATCCTCTAACCTGTTTTGAATAGTCCAACGGTCTTCCATTCTCTTTGCCTTTACAGCGGAATAATAATCCGTGTTGTGCATGCGGACGCAAGAAGTATGAAGGTGCGGCTATTCGTAGGTCAATTAGCTCGGTGTTTTCACCATTCCAATATCCAGGCTTCCCTTTATTACGCTTGTCCAAGTCCGCTCCGACTAGATATATATAAGCATACTGATTATCAGAGTTAACTATTCGCTTTTGAAAGTGCAGGAAGTGTCCATCCCGAGTAACTTTAGCTTCATGACATGCAAACCACAACGCAACCCAAATATTGTCTACCAAATCTAACCACGTTGTTTGTAAACCATAGTGCTGTAGTAAAGGCTCAGGAACGTAATTATTCATTTTAACAAGGCAGTTACATTTAGATTTATAATCATCGATCTTCGCCAGTAACTTACTTTCCCGCCTATATTTTGCGGCATCACTATCGATCCCTCGATACAATGCGGGTCTTAACTCAGGATAAATATTAGACTGACCTCTAAAATACACCCCTTCAAGTGAATTATGTTTTAAATAGCCTGCTGCCATTATCAATGCATGCGATTCTTCAACGTGAAGGACTTTTGTCCCATTAACATCAACCCATTGAGAACCAACAAAATTAGCTTTTTCGAAACCCATACAACCTTCTTCTTTCTTCTTTTTGATTTATAACGCCGCGTTGCGGAATCGCTCTTAAACGCTTTGTTAAGTGCGTTTTGGAAGCGGGTACTTTAACTTAACTTCTTTTGTTTCAACTTCACGAGGTCCTTTAGTAGGATCATAAAAATACCAAATATTAAACTTTCGCTCATGCGGTTTAGTATCGTGCAGTAAAGTATCCCACCCCAGATAACTCGCAATATTTTCAGCAACTTTCAGCTTGGCGGGAGAACTAGCCTTACCTTGGAATGCACTCATTACTGCACCTAATAAAAAGTCGGCAATTTGAATTTGCTCCGACTCCTTAGAATCTTTAGTTACAACCGAACGAATCGGTACTTCACCACCAAATTGATTTTTGAGCATGCTATTTGCGATTTTATGAAATGCCTCATCTGCTTTTTTGTAGCGCGAAGGCAAAGGATCTACTTCAATACGAAACTCACATTTTCGTTGAGGGTGAGCTTTGTGAATTGAACTTATTTTAGTTTGAATTAATTTTGTGAAATGCTTGCGCATTGCTAGGTCGTAGTCACCGTCGTGATACTTTTTGTCAACCATGCCCTTTCGTATAACAATACAGTGAAAAGCTAACCATTGATGCTTGAAGAAAGTTTCTATTAGATCTTCATAAAAATCAGCATAATGCTTTTTATGAGCCTTTTGCCACTTAATTTCATTGTCATATTTATGCTTTTCTCTTAGCTCTCGAATAATTCGAACGAAGTCTCCGCGTCTTTGATACTTCATCCAAAGTGAACCAAAACCATAATATTTCTGACCATCTACGCCTGATTCATCACACGCTACATGCCAAATTAATTTACCATCTTGCATTTCACCTCCATGTACAAATTACTCGAAAGCACTTAACAGTCTCTTTTAACTAGACTTTGTCTGTATAAATCCAGAACAAAATGCAGACAGTGTTTATCTAATACACCTTGCCAAATTGGGCACATACGCTTTGGTAGCCTCATGTGTTCACAACTGACACACATCAACAGTATCAAACGACTGCGTCTTTTGGTGTGATCGGTTTGGTCTTTATCACCACAATTACGCATCAATGTGCATTTCTGTGTGAGTTAAACACTGTGTTTATGTACAGTTGTGATTTATTATTTCTGTTCATGTTGTTGAGTGAGCAGATTATGAGCATTAAGAAAGAGGGCAAGAAGTGGTTGGTTGACTTGCGGCCACAGGGCCGGAACGGTAAGCGCTACCGCCGCCAGTTCGATACCAAGTTTGAAGCCACCCAATATGAAAAGCATGTTCTGGCGACGGCCCATGATAAAGAGTGGTTAGAGAAGCCTGCCGATCGCCGCACTTTAAGTGAGTTGATTGCACTGTGGTGGAAGTACGAAGGGCAATCGAAGAAAACCGCCGAAGCCTACCTGAAGGAAGTGAAACTGGTCGACAAAGAACTCGGCTTTCCTAAAGCGCACCAGATCACCCACAAACTGCTCGCAGATTACCGAATGGCTCAGCTTAACAAGGGCAGGGCGATGACTACCTTTAATCGCAAAATGAACTGTTTGAGCAACGTGTTTACCGCGCTCATCGCGGTGAAGGAGTTCCACAACCCGCACCCGGTTTCTGGCTTCAAGTTGAAAGTCCCCAAAACGCGCGAAATGGCATTTCTCTCGGTTGATGAAATGAATCACTTGCTCAGTGTGCTTTCCGGCGATAGCTACAAGGTTGCCAAGCTCTGTTTGGCAACAGGGGCCAGATGGGGCGAAGCGGAGGAGTTAAAGGGCAGCACGGTCAGCCATGGCAAAGTGACCTTTCTCGATACCAAGAACGGGAAAGACCGCACGGTGCCGATCAGCCAAGAACTGCAAGATGAAATCGTCACAGGCAAATCTGGCCGACTGTTCAAAGATTGTTACGCCGAGTTCTATGTGCAGCTCAAACAGTGCAATTTCGATTTACCCAAAGGGCAGGCTGCCCACGTCCTTCGCCATACGTTCGCCAGCCACTTTATGATGAACGGCGGCAACATCCTCACGCTGCAAAAAATACTCGGCCACGCGACGATTCAACAAACGATGACCTACGCGCATTTCGCGCCGGATTACCTGCAAGACGCAGTCAGATTCAACCCCTTAAACAGCCTTTAA